AAACACCTGCGAAGTTGATTCTGGATGGAGCAGCGTACTACTCAGACTCTAACGATATAAAGATCGTTAATTGCCCACCAGGACATTATCTTGGTGGCTACAACTATGACTGTGAGTGGTACATAACACCACCGAAGAGTGTAGAGATAGTGTTCATGCCATTGGATTTGACAAATGAGACGTTTGTATTCTCAAGTTCAGATGGAGAAGTGTCATTTGGCACGGGTGGGTCTGTATCAGGATATACAGCTTATCTTAATGGAGTAGTGGTATCCGACCTTGACGATGTTCTGATAAATCAGTGGAATCATCTTATTCTCACAAAATCAAGTGTAGCTGATACTGAATTCATTCTAAATGATAGTCAAGCAGGAAACGAACAATCAAATATAAGATATCTTTTTATCAATGCCTATCCTTCAGTTTTACCTGCTGGTGATATACAACAACTATATAAGATAATAACATCATCACATAAACTACGTCTTGTTGAGACATTATCACCAATTCAAGAGGGTGAAGCCGAATATGACTCTCCATTCTTGTTATATTCTTACGCTTGGTCCATAATTGGTAGCAATGTTGGTTAGACCATGGTGATGATTTGCGAGATATTGGAAATTATTGGTATAATCATGGTATGGAAAATAATAAAAGCAGAATATCTGCGGTTTCCGAAACAAATCTTGGCGTTTATGTATGGCAATTGCCGAATGAGACGTTTGTAGCAGATGAATTTGCTAATGTAATGAGCATTTCTGCTATGCGTGGAGATTTAGCCGCTATTGTTAAAATATCAAATGCCGCAAAATACTATGGCTTTCCCGAGGGTAAGGCAGTGTTCTTGGAAGGTGTCAGAAAAATAACAGATGACGAACTACAAGAGCAAATATCAAGAATGAATGATGGTCTTGTTCCTGATCCTTACGACATCGGAGTTTATAAGGAAGAGATGAGACGTAACAAATGATTGAATCTACGGACAATGCAGACGATCTAATCAGAACATATATAGCTCAATCTGCCAGTGTTAAATTATCTGGTGCAGATGAGGACTATGATGCATTCAAGAAATCAGCAGGTCAGATAAGAAAGATGTCTGGATTAGATAAGAATTTTGTCCGTAGAATGGATAGAAAACTTTCTAAGGCATATGAAAGTCAAGATAAAAGCGCTGGTTCAAAGGCACTCAATGTAGATGATCTACAGGGATATAATTATCTTGAGTGTATCACTCCAGAATATAATTTAGATTATCTGGCTAAGCTTTATGAAATCTCACCCGCCCACCACGCAGCGGTAAACGCTAAGGTGGAGAGCGTATTTGGCTTGGGTTATGATTGGATAGAATCAAAGAAAACAAAGCTTGCCCGTCAAAAAACTACAACTCCCGCAGGCTTGAAAAAACTTGAAAAAGCTTTGGAAGAAGCCAGGGTGAACATGGAAGAATGGCTAGAAAGCACAAACAGAGAAGACATCTTTGACGAGATCATGAAGAAGCTTGGTAGAGACTATGAAACAATGGGTAATGCTTATCTTGAAATAGGTAGAGATATCAAGGGTCGTATTGCCTATATAGGTCACGTACCAGCTATTCATGTTCGTGTGCGTAGACATCGTGATGGATTTATTCAAATGTTCGGAGCAAATGTAGTATTCTTCAGAAACTTTGGAGATAATGCACCAAATAGGATAACAGACGATCCTAATCCAAATGAGCTTATTCATTTTAAGAAGTATTCTCCAAATGATAATTATTACGGTATTCCGGATATCGTAGCGGCCAAGCACGCTTTGGCGGGTAACGAATTTGCGTCTAGATATAACCTTGACTATTTTGAGAACAAGGCTATCCCACGCCACGTTATTATTACCAAGGGTGCATCATTGACCCCAACAGCTATGGCTACATTGGTGGAGTTCTTTGAAACTGGTCTACGCGGACAACATCACAGAAGTGTTTATGTTCCACTTGGAGATCTCAATGCCGAGATTGAATTTAAATCAATTGAGCCAGGTAAGCAAGATTCTTCTTTTGGTGATTTTAGAAATAGTAATAATGAGGAAATCTTTATGGCTCACAGAACTCCACCATCAAGAGCCGGTGTATTCAGTGAGAATGTTGGACTAGCGGCGGCTAAGGATGCTGATAAGGTATTCAAGGAATCATACTCTCGTCCAGAACAATCTTCATTTGAAAAGAAAATGAAGAGAGTATTCAAAGAAATAACAGATATCATTGAACTTAAGCTTAATGAACTTTCACTTACAGACGCTAACACACAAAGCCAGATGGATGAAAGAGATGTCAAGATGGGTATTCTTGTACCGGATGAAGTTAGAGCGGTCAGAGGAAAGCCAGCTAGACCAGACGGTAAGGGTAATGAGCCTGTAACATTGACTGCTCAACAGCAGGCAGATCAAAAAGCTACTACCTTGAAGACACGTGAGCGTGATACTCAGAGAAGTAATAATGCTTCAGACTCCGCCGGTAGTGCATCTGGTCGTAATCCTAAAGGTGAAGGTCGTGCCAGCGGGTGATTCTAGAGAAAATGGCAATTAGAATGCTTAGCCCTATTAATACAGCGGCTGTGAGCATTCTTGGCCTATTTAATGTTCTTATGGGTGTATGGATATCATTACCATTTGATTCAGTAGGTGGAAGTCTTCCAGAAACATATTATGGGCTTGCACTTATTGCAATAGGATTATCAGTATTAATTGGCTCTGTAAAAGAACGTTATATAGTATTAGCAATAGGCACCAGATTAAGTTATTATATTTGGTTTTTAACTATGCTTGGATCGCTATGGAATAATTGGCATGATCCGTATTGGATAGTATCCTTAATGATTGCTTGTTATGGACTGTTTGTTGCTACTAACATAAAGGTAAATCGTAACAATTTGCCTTTTAAAAATCTCTAGTTTATAATCAAATTACTATGGAAATAGAAAAAGCTCTATTGTCTGCTACAGACGATACAATTCAGATTGGTGTGCCTTTCAGTAAATTTGACAAGGCAAATAGACGCGTATCTGGATGGGCTACAATTGACAATATTGATCAATCTGGAGACATTTTAACTGCGGAAGCATCGAAGCTAGCCTTTGAAACTTTTCGAGGTAATGTCAGAGAACAACACGACAAGAATAAGGCTGTTGGTAAGGTTGTAAGTTTTGAACAGAAGATGTACTTTGACCGAGATACTGAAGAAATGCATGAGGGCATTTATGTCACAGCATATGTTTCAAAGGGAGCACAGGACACTTGGGAAAAGGTACTTGATGGAACACTTAGTGGTTTCTCTGTAAAAGGCTCAATCTTAAAGCAACACACTGAATATAGTCCAGACAGAGATATGCAAATCAGATTTATTGATAGATATTCTTTGGAAGAACTGAGTCTAGTTGATTCCCCTTGTAACCAGCTTTGTAACGTATTTACAGTTGAGAAGACCGTCGATGGCGTTTCTATTAACATGAGTGATGAGCTTAATGTTGACACCGAGAATGTATTCTGGTGTGAAACAGATGCTATTGCAGTTCTCAGTAAAGATGATTCACACATTTGTTCGCAGTGCAATAATTCAATGAAAAATGCCGGATGGATGGAATCAATTACGGGTGAGGACAAGGTAGAAAAGATAAAGGACATACTTAGTTCTTCAGGATTTATGAAGAACCGTGTTGATCTGAGTGAAACGAAAGGAGGTTCCGAAATGGCAGATGAGGTTAATAAAGAAACAACAGATGCGGTAGAGACACCAGTTGAAGAAACAGCAGAGGTGACAAAGACCGAGGAAGTACAGAATGAGGTAACCGCTGAGGAGGCTTCTGACGTAAATGAGCCAGATCTCCAGGGTATCGCAAAAGCTCTAGAAGAAATTAAGTCCAGCCTGACAAAGGTTGACGATGATAGAGAACAAGCTCTCTCAGCTATAAGAGAAACTGTTGCAGGTGTAGAAAAGAGTGTAAGCACTCAAATGGAAGACCTATTGAAGCAACACACAGAATTTGCTAATGAATTCAAAAGCTTTAAAGATCGCCAGGCAGAAGTAGAAAAGAGACTTTCTACATTTGAAGGCTCAACAGCTTTCAAGAAGTCATTAGACGTAACAGAGGAAACTGACTTGGAAAAGTCATCAGACTCAAATAAAGAAAATACTTTTTGGTCAGCAGCATTTCTTCCTAACAAGTTTGACTAAATAAAAATAAACATAGAGAGGAGTTATATACATGAACGAAGATATTCTTGAGAAGGTAATTCGTACCACAGAAGTTGGTTCTGGTGGTGGTGGTCTACTAAATGCTGAGCAGAGCGATAAGTTCATCGACTATATGTTTGATGCAACAGTTATGCTTAG